CTTACCCTCTTACCCGCTGTGAGGGAAAACGGGAGAACAGGTGCCGACCGAGCTCGTCGTTTCGGGCGGCGCGTTGGCGTCCGCCGATGGTTACGACGATGCGCTGCGCTCCGCGGGGCGATATGCGCTCCGCGAAAAGGCGGAATCGACGCTGTCGGCTTACAGGGCCGATTTCGCGGACTTCGTTGCGTGGTGTGGCGTTGCGTGCGTGGCGGCGGTTCCGGCTTCGGCCGGGACCGTCGCGGCCTATCTCGCCTCGCTCGCGGATGCGAAGAAGAGCGTCTCCACGATCCAGCGCCGCGCGGCGGCGATCGCGCATGCGCACAAGCTCGCCGGCGAGCCGTCGCCGCTCGGACACGAAAGCGTCAGAGCGGTCATGCGCGGCATCCGGCGGACGCTCGGCGTCGCGGTGAGAGCCAAGGCGCCGGCGACGGCGGAGATCGTCGCCAGGATGATTCGGAAGATTCCGGACGATCTCGCCGGCCGGCGCGACCGCGCGATGATCCTGCTCGGGTTCGCCGCGGCGCTGCGGCGCAGCGAGCTCGTGGCGCTGGATGTTTCCGACCTCGAGATGAATGCGGACGGCCTGATCCTGCATATCCGGCGGTCGAAGACCGACCAGGAGGGCGCGGGCGCGGAAATCGCGATTCCGCGCGGAAAGAAGCTGCGGGTTCTGGAAGCGGTCGAGGCCTGGCTGCTGCAATCGAAGCTGACGGAGGGCGCGCTGTTCCGGCGCGCGTTCGGCGGCGGGGTCCTCGGCGAGCGGCTGACCGACCAGTCGGTGGCGCTGATCGTAAAAAAGCGGGCGAAGGCGGCGCGGATCGATCCCTCGGCGTTTTCCGGCCATTCGCTGCGCGCCGGCTTCGTCACCTCGGCGCTCGCCGGCGGCGCGGACGTGCTGAAGGTGATGGATGTGACGCGGCACCGCGAGGTGAAGACGCTGAAGGCCTACGACCGGCGGGCGAAGGCGTTCAAGGATCACGCCGGCAAGGGGTTCCTCTGACGATGCTGACCGAGCAGCAGCTGCGGATCTACGCGCTCGAGCGCGCGATCGCCATCGAGGGCGCGAAGGCGGTGACCTCGGAGGTGATCGAGGCGGCGGAGCGGATCTTCGAGTTCCTGATCGACGCCGAATCCGCGCCGGCGCGGACGATGACGAACTAGCGATAAGCGTTCTTCCCGATAGATAGCGGGAAAATGGCGGGAGCCGGAGCGTTGGCGCGCTCCGAACCGCGAGTGCCACCTCGCATGACCCTAACCGGCCGGACGTCCGGTCACCCCGCCGCCGCGCGCGCGACGGGGTCTTGCGAGCAATCGACATGCCCTCTCATGGTTACGGCGCCGTCTGGGCGCTGGGACGCCATCGCCTGGTGTGCGGCGATGCGACGGACGCGGCGATCGCGAGGTCGGCGCTGCAAGGGTTCGCGCCGCGGCTGATGGTGACGGACCCGCCTTATGGCGTGCGTTACGAGCCGTCCTGGCGCGAGGATCCGCGACTGCATCCGTTCGTCGGCGAACGGCGCGCGAAACTCGCCACCGGCAAGGTGCTGAACGACGATCGCGCCGACTGGACCGAGGCTTTCCGGCTGTTTCCGGGCGACGTCGCCTACGTCTGGCACTCGCGCTGCAGGCCTCGACGGTGGAGAACGCGCTCGTCGCCTGCGGCTTTCGAACGCGCGCGCAGATCGTCTGGGACAAGGGCCGGCTGATCATTTCGCGCGGACACTATCACTGGCGCCACGAAGCCTGCTGGTATGCCGTGCGCAAGGGCGCGACGGCCGGCTGGACCGGCGATCGCAAGCAGACGACGGTCTGGCAGGCGGCGCATCGGCGTAGCGAAACGGGACATGCGACGCAGAAGCCGATTCTCTGTATGGAACGGCCGATCCTGAATCATTCCAATTGCGGCGACGCCGTGTACGACCCGTTCGTCGGATCGGGCACGACGATCATGGCTTGCGAAGCGAACGGCCGAGTCGCGCTCGCGATCGAGCTGGAGCCGTCCTATTGCGCGATGGCGATCGAGCGCTGGGAGAAGGCGACGGGCGAACGCGCGGCGCGGGGCTGATCCATGGCGCTGCGCGCGTTGCCGCACAAGCTGAAGGCGATCCGCGGGATCGCCGCGTTCGCGCCGAAGCAGGCGGACCCGTTCTACCTGTCGAAGGAATGGAAGGCGCTGCGCCTCGCCGTTCTGCGCCGCGACGGGTTCGCTTGCGTCTTCTGCGGCGCCCGCGCCAGCATCGCCGATCATATCGTGAGCCGAAGAGCCGGCGGCGAGGACGCGATGCGCAACCTGCGCTCGCTGTGCCCGAGCTGCGACAACAAGCGCAAGGAGCGGCCCGACGGATCGCGCCGCGGGCCTGCGGCATGAGCGCGTCGTCCGCATCGCTCGGGCGCGAGAGCGCCGCGTGCGGCCCGCGCAGCCCCGGCGGCGGGGAGTGCCGCGAAAGAAGGCGCAGCGGGGGCGGGGTTTCCGTCCTTCGGTCCCGCGCCGGCTGCTACCGGTCACACCGGCACGCGCGGAATTTTTTCCGGTTGGTTTTGACGGAAACCAAAGGGGCGAGCGTTCTCAATGACTAAGTCGCGCGGCGTCGGTCGCGGCGGCCTGCGCTCCAACCCGGGCGGACGGCCGTCGAAAGCCAAGCCGCCGGCCGAGCCCATGACGGCGGTCGACGGCGACCCGGCCCAGCTCGCGATGCTCACTCTGACGGCCATCATGACCGGCGCCGCATTCCCGCCGGCCGCGCGCGTCTCCGCCGCCAAGGCGGTGCTCGCCATGAATTCCGCCAAGGCTGCCCCCGCCGGCAAGAAACAGCAGGCCGCCGCCGCCGCGACCGCCGCGGGCCTCGGGGGCGCCTGGGGCGATGACCTGACGCCGCCGCTGGCGACCCGCCGCAATTGACCGCGCCCTGGAACACCGCCTGCCCGGACTGGGAGGCGCGTCTGCTCGCCGGGCGCCCGCTCGTCCCGGACCTGCCGCTGTTCCGCGCCGAGGCCGACCGCGCGCTCCGCGTCTTCAAGCGCCTGCGCGTTCCCGACGTGATCGGCATGCCGACCATGGGCGAGGCCGGCGGCCCCTGGTTCTTCGCCATCGTCGAAGCGCTGTTCGGCGCCTACGATCCTTCGACCGACGTCCGCCACATCCGCGAAGCGTTCGTGCTGGTGCCGAAGAAGAACGGCAAGTCCAGCACCTCCGGCGCGCTCGCGGTCACCACGCTGATCGTCAACCGGCGCCCGGCCGCCGAATTCCTCTTCATCGCGCCGACGAAGCAGATCGCGGACATCGCGTTTCGTCAGGCGAGCCTGACCATCAAGGCCGACGAGGACCTTTCGGCCCTCTTCCACACCCAGACGCACATCCGCCGCATCACGCATCGCCGCACCGACGCGATCATGCAGATCAAGGCGGCCGACACCGACGCGATCACCGGCGGCAAGAACGCCTATGCGCTGATCGACGAGACGCACGAATTCGCCAAGAAGCCCCGCGCCGCCGAGGTGTTCGTCGAAATTCGCGGCGCGCTCGCCGCCCGTCCCGACGGGTTCCTGATCCAGCTGACGACGCAGTCCAAGGAGCCGCCGGCCGGCGTGTTCAAGGCCGAGCTGGCGATCGCGCGCGACGTGCGCGACGGCAAGCTCGCCAGCCCGCTGCTGCCGATCCTCTACGAACTGCCGGAGCGGCTGTCGAAGGACGGCGGCTGGAAGAACCGCCGGCTCTGGCCGCTGGTCAACCCGAACCTCGGCCGCTCGGTCAACGAACCGTTCCTGGTCGACCAGCTCGCCAAGGCCGAGCACACCGGCGCCGAACAGCTCGCGCTGCTCGCCAGCCAGCATTTCAACGTCGAGATCGGCCAGAGCCTCAGGGCGGACCGCTGGGCCGGGGCCGATTTCTGGCAGGCCGCCGGCGACCGGCGCGTGACCCTCGCGGCGATCCTCGATCGATGCGAGGTCTGCGTCGCCGGACTCGACGGCGGCGGCCTCGACGACCTGCTGGCCGTCGTCATC